CCTATTAAAAGATATACTACCTATATTTTCTTTTATTCTTAATAATTCTTGTGTGGTAAAACGTTCAGGCCAACTAGATTCATTATTATCATTTAGTGCATTAATTTCACTTAGAAATATATTTTTGAATTCTGTTATATATTTATAGAATACTGAATTTTTAGCGTATAAGTTTTCAACGAATATACACCTAAACTTTTTAATATTAACAGTGGAAAGTAATGATTCTTTTAACCAATTAAATGTTTCTTGTACCCTTTCTGGGTTCATTACTAATTGGTGGTCGTCAAGGTCGTCTATTATTAAATAATCAATTCTATATTGTTTATATCTAATACCCCTAGGATCTTGACCTCTACCTATTACATTTACAGCAACGTCATAGTTATTTAATACAATAGAAGATTTTGACCAATCACCAGAAGTTATAAAACTACCATTACTAAAATCGTGTATTAATAATTGGTTATATTCTAATTCAGATTGAATGTGTTGTAGCAATCTAATACTATCGTCTCTTGTTTTAGATACGAATAATATATGGTTTATTTTTTTATTAAATATTAACCATAAAGGAATGAATAATGAAATGTGTGTTGATTTACCAAAACCTCTACTCCATTTAGCACCCATAAATATATTATCTTCATTCATTAATTTATAGGCTACTTCATTATGGAATTTAGCATTAGGAATAAAAGAATCGTTATATGTTACATAATGTGAAAAATATGTTTTGACAAAGAACTGATAGTCTTTTAGTGCTAATTCAATCCTTTTATCTTTTTCTATTGGATTTTCTTTTTCAATAGTTGATTCTTTCAACCATTTTATATGGTTGTTCCATTCTTTTATTAATTGTTTACTTATCGTTTGTTTCAACCATTTGTTTATTATTTTTTAATCCTTTATTCCAAGCTGTTCTACCTTTATTAGATTCTGATATTTTTTGTTTTGTTTCTTCATTTAATTTTACCCCTTTTCTATTAGAAGGTTTACCTTTTTTATGTTCTGACATTTTTTGTTTTGTTTCTTCTGAATAAATATTAGTTTTACCTTTATTCCAAGGTATTCTACCTTTCATATTAGGTCTTTGTTTATATTCACATTTTAATCCAGTATTCCAAGGTTTTAAACCTTTTCTAGATTTTGACATTTTTTGTTTAGATTCTTCTGTATGTTTAGAACCTTTTCTATTAGAAGGTTTCCCTTTTAATTTTTCAGATAATATTTTTTTTGTTGATTCTGAAAGTGAACTACCACTTCTATTTCCACCACTTGGACTTATATTATATCCATTAGGACACATTGTATTATATAATTTAATATATTTTTCTTCGGCTAAATGTGATTTTTCCCTACTATCAAAATATTCTAATATTTCTTTCTTAAAGTTTTCTTTTCCATATTTTTTTATAGCAATCTTTAATGCTTTACCACTACCTAAATAGTTTTTATCACCATTTTCAGTATGATCACCTACATATTGTTTACCATTAATAAGGTTTGTAGTTAAATAAACGTAATGTATATCTTTCATAATATTAAAATTAATTTACAAATATATTGAAAATATTTTTCATATACAAATTATTTAATTTCTTCTATATCTTTTACATTTTGTGATAGAAAGTTATTCTGTAATATTGATATCTTTTGTGCCAATTCTGGTGATATTTCCTGTAAATATGTATTAAATGACATAAATGTTTGTAATACATTCTTTGCTGAATTATCTGAATATACGTGTGATAATCTTTCTAATACCCATTTTATTTGATCAAAGTCCGCTTCTACATTCTTTTCTTTAATATATTCAGTTACTAATATCTTTTCACCATTTTCATATTTATATTGTTTAGTTGTTTCTTTTACAGTATAACCATTAAGTAATTTCCTTAATTGATTCTTTGCTAAAAGAACTACTTCATTAGTATCATTCAAATCACCTACCTTTGTTGCTTCCTTAAATTTCTTTTCATAATCTTTAAGTTCTTTTTGTTTTAACCAATTATACAACGCTTGAGGTGTAATACTTAATTTTTCACATATTTCCTTTTGTGTATATTCGTTTGCTTTACGCATTAAACAATACTTATCCAATATTTCTTTCTTTTCTTCTAATGTATGAGAAGCCGATATCTTAGACGGTGTTCCGTCCTTCTTATTCCTAGCCATTATTGATATTTATTTTTAAAAAAATTAAATATACTATATTTCAAGTATATTTAATTGATTATTAATTACTTATGGTAATTTATTTAACATTTGTTGATATTCAATGATTAACATTTCGTCTAATATAATATCGTTAGATAAAGTTTCAATATAGTCATTGATTTCTATTAATTTATTTTGGTATTCTTTTATTTTATCTTTATAATCTTCAATTTCATTTTTATTTTCTATAATCATTCTATCTAATTTCATTTTTAAAAATTCATTAAAATCCATATTATTTTCTTGTTTTTTTAGTAGTTGGTTTTTCTACTATACTAGTTGTTAATTTTGGAGATTTTGATTTAGTTGTTAATTTACCTTTAACTATTATTTCCATATCTTTAGGTTCTTCTTCAATAGTTTCTTCTTTAACTATTTCTTTAGTAGTTTCTTCTTTAATATTTAAAAGTTTTAAAAGACCTTCTTTATCTAAAGTTTCTAGTTTAGGGAAGTAGTCATAAGAATTATTGAATCTAAATTTTAAGTTATCAATAGTAATATCAGTAACCCATAATCTACCTTCCATATAAGTATAGAATTCTATACCATTTTTATTTATGTATTTCATTTTTTTAAGTTTATTTTTATATCGTAAGATTCACCTTCTACGATTATTGTCATAAATAGCATATCGTCATAAACGAATACTTCTTCAATTCTAACATTAATAGAATCGTCATTATCTCTTATTTCTTGTAGTCTTTTATCTAGGTTTTCATTTCTAGATAAATCAAATGGTAGTTTTTTCATATTTTTTAATTGTTTTTATCAATAAAGAAACATATTTGATCTAATATTTCTTTATTTACATTTGATAAAGAGTTAAAATCAATATATGAATATATATTGTTATTATTTTTATATGAATAACCTATTAGTATATATTCATTATCTGAATATCTTTTAAAAGTAAACATTCTAATAATGTGTATAGAATTAAATAATTTTTCTGCTTTAATAATTCTTTTACTTAGTATATAATCTATTTGTTCTTTATTATTCATTTTTTAATTTATTTTTTTCCCTGTATTGTTTTTGATATTCTTTTATTTTTTCTTTATTTTTTTCTTTATATTTTTTATTATATTGTTTTTGTTTTTCTTTATTTTCTTCTTTCCATTTACTAACATATTCTAATAGTTTTTCTTTTCTTTTACGTTGGTATTCACGCATATATTCTTTTCTTTCTTCTTTATGTGTTTCATAATATTCCTTACTTTTTTCAGGATCAGGTTTATATTTTTCTTTATGTGTTTGGTAATATTCTTTATTATATTCCTTTACTTTATCTTCATTATTTTTACGCCAACGTTTTTGAATTTCCTGCCACTTTTCTTTATTTTCATAGTAATAATCATTATAATATTTATTATATTTATCCCTATGTTCTTTATAATATTCTTTTCTTTTTTGTTTAGCAATTTCTGACTTTTCTGGATCTTCTTTTATCCTTCTTTGATATTCTTTCATATATTCATTTCTTTTAAGTCTTTCTTCTTCTGTTATTTTTTTACTATTTTTCATAAACTGATATTATATTTTTTAATATATATTAATAATTAATAATCAAAAAATGACAAAAATGAAAAATGTACATAAATGACAGTGAATTATTATATGAAATTATAATAAGTAAAGGAAAAGGGAAATTAACAAAAAGAGCACAATTTTTATTAATTCAATTAGGTGAAAATATATTACCTAAATTAGTTAGAAATTTATATGGTAATAGTGACAATGTTGATTTAATATACGATATTAAAATGAATGGTATTACTAAATTATTAACATATTGGAAAACATTTAATCATTATAAATATGATAAATGTATTCCTTACTATACAGAAATATTTAAGAGAGGTGCTGCAGAGGGATATAATATAATTGTATTTCAACACTACAGATCAGATTTTGGTAAAATAATGATAAGATTTAATGATAATATAACTTATTAAAATATGGGAAAGATAAAATTAACAGAAGAAGAAAAAAAGATAAGAAGTAGATTTTATTCCAAAAGGTGGAGGGATAATAATAAAGAAGTTTTAAGTAATATTAATAAAAAATATTATTATAAAGACATTATTAAACATAGAAGAAGAAATGTAGTTAATAGATTAAAGAAAAAAGGTATTACTGATAATGATAGTATATTGGAATATATGTATACTAAAGAAACATTAAAATATCTTCTTACTTCTGAAGAGAAAAAAAGAATTTGTGGAATACTATTTAGAAGAAATAATCCAGAATATTGGAGTAAATGGTATTCTGAAAATAGAGAAAAAGAAATTGAGAGGTGCAGAATAAATAGGAAGAAGAAAAATGAAAATAAACCACAAATAAAGAAAGAAAAAGTTGAAAAGGTAAAAGATATAATAAAAGAGGATAAAGTTGAAAAAAACGTATCTAAAATTAAAAATTTAATACAAAAAGAAAAGAAACCTAAGTTAACATATAAAGAAAAAAGAAAAATTAAATTGGATAAAGAGAATAGATATTATTATGACAATGATACTACATTTAAAGATTATGTTTTAAATATAATTAAAGAAATGGAAAACAAATAATAAAATTTAATATATATTATATACTTGGTTTATTTTTCTTTTTGATTTCTACGACCCACTTATTAATATTTTAAGTGGGTTTTTTCTTTTTGGAAAAAACAAATAATTTATTTTAATATATAATATATGTAATATTTGATTTGTTTGGGGGTTAGTAGGCGGCCACTGAACACCCCCTTTAAAAAACAAATCAAATATAAAAAACAAATCAAATTATTATGGAACAATCAAAGTATTACACTTATCACGAAGAAAAGATACAAATACCAGAAACACCACATATTAAAAAACTTCTTAAAATTTTTGAAAAAAGAAATTATAAACCAGAAACAATAACATATTTTCTTGGACTATATATTAATAGTTATTGTAAATTGAATAATTATCAAGGTAGTAGAACACTTGAAAAAAATATTAAACTATTTTTTAATGATAGTGAAGAAAGTATATCGTTTCAAGAAATGTTTATGAAAATAAAAGTAAAATCAAAAGAATATGAATTACCTTCTGATTTTATCATTGAAACTATTAAAAACTTTGATTATAATAAATCTAATACATGGTGTCGTGTTTCACATTTTGAATGGAATGAAAAAGAATTAGCAAATGATTTTGGTAATAAAGAAAATGTAGATAAACAGAAATGTATTCTAAGAAATAAAATGTTAAGATATAAAAATAGATTAAAGAAAACTGAACTTCTTTTAGAATTAATAAAATATAATCCACATATGACAAGAACAGAAATATTCGAATACTTTGAAAAAAAGAAAGGTAATAAAAATGAATATCTAAGTAGACCAACAATATATAGAATAATAAAAGAAGAAAACTTGCAGTTTAAAAAAGAATCTAAATCTTTTACTTTAATAAGAAAATCATTAAATAGAATTTTTACAACAAGAATAGATAATTCTAAAATAAATAAAATTATTACTTATGAATTAATTTCAAGTGAACTTAAAATAAATAAAAGAACTGTTTTAAGATTTTTTAAGGAAAATACTTATTATTGTAATAGATTAAAGGAACACAATTCAATAATTAAAGATTTAAATAATGAATTAAAAAGGTGACATTTTTGTAAGTTATGGGTATGTATATAATTACTATATTATATCAGTCATGTTTTACAAAAATGTCACTTTAAATATAAAAATAAAAAAGAATGCATAACAACACAAGACACAACAAAAAATGTTATTAAGGGATTGTTCGTTTGACCTACCCCTTTAGGGGTTAGGTCGGTCAAACGAAGGACGAAGGGTGAATAAGTATTTAAATATTAATGGTTAAAACCAATCTATTACAAATAAAAATATTTAATGCATTTTTTATCCTAAAAAGGATTATAAAAATTTAATATATAAATTAAAAATGAAAAATTAAATAGAAAATGTAATTTAGAAAGAAATAGTAAGGGTCAATTTACTATTAAAAAATAATCATTAAAAATGATAAAAAAT